GGGAATTTTATCCCAGGAAATTGTATCGAAATGTGCTATTAGTGTAGCACCCACATATATTTGTGGAAGTATTTTGATATATTTCTCAATCTTGTTCTCGAACTGAAAAAATATTTACAGTGTCGAAATGAGGCTGTAGACAATTATTCACTCTTGAATTTGATCAAGTAGTAGTTATTAGTAAGATGTTCACAGTGTCAGAATGAGGCTGTGAGCGATCGATGAACCCTACTATGGAGAAATTTTCTTCCTTGCATGAACTGCTAGTCATGCATTGTATTTATAAATCTAGCGTATCAGAATTATCTAATCACTAAATAAGATGAGATCTGTAACCCCCCTTTATATAGTGGTAATTACCACTGAGAGAGGTCTGCCCTTTGATCCCTACTGATTATCCCATCATGAGGTTTTTAACCTGAATTTGGCTCTGCCAGCATATCTTTGGACATAAACCGGCTTGTAAAATAGCTAGCTTTTGCTACTCCAGGTCTGCAGAAGACCCATAAATCTGTTACATACGTTGTTTAATATGGTTCCGTGAAAAGAACCAGAAACACATCTATCGATGTTGCAGTGAGTTGAAAGTTATCTCAGAAATTTTCTTTGCGTTAAAGATAGACGCCCTCTATGAAGCTTAAGCTTTACAGTAATTTACGAGGGAGCATATTGTATAACTCCGACGAACTGGATATTACAGCTCCGCCTAGTTAGGCTGATAAAGACATAGTTAATATGGCACTTGTTGAAATTGAGCTAGTTGCTGATCAACATTTAATGTCGTTCTACGTCCTGACAATTGCTAAGGACGCGAAATAAGACGCATGAGCATGGCAACCCACCAATGTTTACAAACTTACAGAAGAAATTTGAGAAGTTTAGGAATAGATGCTGCCCTACCTTGGTCAGCGCCGTGACATGTACAGACTGCTGTTACGATGAGTTGAACACGCGCATAACCCGCGTGCATGTGGCTTTCCCGAATGTCGCCATCATGACGATTGATGCGGAATTTACCACAGATGTATATGATGCAGTGAGATATATGATTTTCACCCACTATGCTTCGGCTAAGTTGAGTGAGATCAATTCTCTTGCAGAGCGCGCACATGTTTATGTGCGTGGACGTTTGCTCCAGAAAACTCAGTTACCACTGAGTTATTATGGTGTGAACCCAGATGAAACGTTGACCGTCCGTATGTTCGGTCTTGTAGGTGGTGCAATTTTGTTGCCCACCTATGCGCACGTTGCAGAATGTGAGCGTGCAGTCATCCGAGAGATGGCACCACAGTCTGGTGATGACAACACTAGCGCTTATATGCGCGGTTGTGCTGTTTTCTCCAAGTCTGCCCAAAAGTTTTTTGAGGGCTTGACTAAGACTTGTGGAGATGATTATATCCCACTCCTGATAGAGGACATTTGTTTCCTTTATCATGGCGTGGTGAGTGCACAAGACCTGCCACATATCCTTCGGGAGGTGGCAATTTTTGTGAAGCTCCGAAACCCAGGTTTGCTCTTTCGTCAAGAGAATGCAGATTTGATTGTGAAGAAATTCACAGCCATTTTCTCTGGGGATTGGGAGTTCCGATCACAAGGTTTGGAAGAAATTTTGAATGGTGTATCGGAGAAGATGGCGCAGTTTGACGAACTGCGCAATGCGCCCATTCTGAAGAAGTTGCACAAGGCCATGATGTATGTCTTGAGTCTTGGAATCTTCCAAAAGTTTGGAATCACCTTTGACAATTTGCGGTATAGCAAGTTGGAGGCAGAGATGCTGAAGAGGAAGTACACCATGGGTGTTGATTTCGTCCATACGATGATTGACACTGTGGTGTTCCTTTTACAGCGTGGTTTGCAGTGTATGAAGACGGGAACGTTGGATCCACTGTACCACTCTGGTTCCACATATGAAAAGTGGTTCGATAAGGCGCAGGATTTGAAGCGACAGAGTATCTTCCTGAATGCTCCTGAAGATCATGGATTTACCTATTTTGGGTTCCTTGCTGATCTGAAGGATCATATTGAACAGGGCGATGCCATTTACCGTCATGCTGTGCGCATGGGGACTAGTGAGAAGAAACTCGTTGGTGCCATGGTAAGTGATTTGCGCTTGATAGAGGCCCACCAAGTGACGAAGCGTTCAGCTTTGCAAGAGCGTGATGCACCGTTCGCGGTGTTGTTGTTTGGCGGATCGTCTGTTGGTAAATCCACGCTGACGAAGATGCTCTTCTACCAGTATGGTAAGACTTTTGGTCTACCAACGAGTAGTGAGTTTAAGTTCATCCGGAACGCAAATGCGAATTTCTGGGATGGATTTACATCTAGTCAGTGGTGTGTTCAGCTTGATGATATTGCCTTTATGCACCCCAATAAGGCCACCAATGGTGATGCCACTGTGATGGAGATGTTACAGGTCGTGAATAACGTCCCGTTTGTCCCAGATCAAGCATCACTGGAAGATAAAGGTCGTACGCCGATGAAGGCGAAATTCGTTATCGCAACAACCAATTGCGAGAACTTGAATGCGATCCATTATTTCCAGACTCCATTGGCGGTTCAGAGGCGTTTGCCATTTGTTCTTGATGTTCAGCCTAAAGCTGAGTTCAGCAAGGATGGATGTATGTTGGATTCTTCCAAGCTGCACCAGGAACCTGGTCACTGGCCAGATTACTGGAACATTATAGTGAAGCGTGTGATTCCTGATGGTGAAAACCGTGTAGGACAACGCGCCAAGTTGGTGGACGTTGAGAAGTTTACGTCCATTGATGATTTCCTTGCCTGGTTCTCTGCTGAAGCAGTTAAGCACGAAAACGTGCAGAAGCAAGTGAAGGAATGTGACACTGTGATGTGTGACATCGATTTGTGCAAGGGCTGCTGGTATAACAAGATTGTTTGCCAGTGTGTGCGAGCACAATCCACTGATGAAGTCAGGAACCCAGAAATGATGGGTGATGGTGTTCGTGTAGCTGATGCACGTGAGACAGTGCAGATGGTTAATCCAGAATTGGAGTTTCTGGAGGATATCACTACTCCGTTTCGAACGCGTATTGTACGAGATTCCACATTCACCATTTCTGATGGCAACATTGACAATTTGGTGGCGTGGACCTGGAGTGAATTCTTTCGCTTTTACTTAGCGCGTGTAATTTTGTTGGTACTTAATTGGAGCTGGTGCTCCAACTTCATTTTGTACCAATTACGTTGCGAGTGGTTTGCTAGGTGGTTTGAAAACCAGCTGGTGGGACACCCAGAGCGTGCACAGTATTTGCGAATGCGTTACCATTTTCTTGGACGACGTGCTGAAGCGTATTATGGTTTGGGCAAAGTAGCCAAGAGATTGGCCATTGCAGCAACCGTAGCAGCAGGAGCCTATTCGGCATATAGCGCGTATGATCGCTACAAACAGCGGTCAGCGCGTAAAGCCGAGAAGGTAGAGCGTCGCAAGCGTCCTGAATACACACCACCTTCTATTCCTCAGTTGCGCGTTTCGACGCGTGATATAGGTAAAGCCCCAGTGGCTGAGCGAACGGAGGAAGAGAATGTGTGGCACAAGAATGATTTCGAGTTAACCACTTTTGATGTATCGCGGCAGATGGAATGTGATTCACGAACGCCTGAGGATTTCGAAGCATACGTTGGGAACAACGTAGTGTACTTTGAAGCTTACCAGACGAATGGTGAAGGTCAACTTATTCGACGACGTGGGCGTGCTTTATGCATTCGCGGGCATATTTATGTAACTGCAGCTCATACCTTGTTTAAAGGCAGGTACCATTTAACGGTCATTCATGGCAGTGCTGGTAGTGTTGGACTTCAGAGTATCGAGACTGAGATGCATAGTTCTGAAACGGTGGAAATGAAGGCAAAGGAATTGGTTTTCTTTCGACTTCGTTGTTTACCACCCAAGAAGAATTTGATGCCGCTTATTGCTCGATCAAGTGCGAACTTTATTGCTGCTGGGCGGTACGTTTACCGCACACCTGAGGGAACTCTCTCCAGTGTGAAGGTCGTGAACGTATCAGACGGAGGTCACTTTGTGTGCGAAAGCATGGAAGTTGATTCCGTTTGGACAGGTCGCGCTGATCCTGAGACAGAACTCGGACAGTGTGGAATGCCATTGATTGCGTTCACTGGCCGTGGACCCATGATTTGTGGAATTCACGTTGCAGGAGGAGGTCCGCGTATAGCAGCTGCAAAGTTGACTGTGGAGTTAGCTCAGCTTGGCCTTGATGCATATGTGGAACCCCACATTGAATCTGGTGTTCCGATGTTGAGTGCCCAAGGATACCAGAGGGAGCTCACTGATTTGCACCATAAATCAGTGATGGCCTTTATTCCGACTGGCAAGTGTAATGTATACGGATCTTTCACAGGTTTCCGTCCTAGGGGACGAAGCGATGTGGTACCTACTGTGATTCGTGACGCTGTTGTTAAGCGTGGATATCCAGAGTTGTTCACCGCACCCCGTATGGGATCGTGGGAACCGTGGCGTTTGGCTGCGTTGGATATGGTAGAACCCGTCGAGAAAATGAAGGGTGATGTACTTACTGAGTGTGTCGAAGCATTTAAGGCAGATATTTTGCGGGAGCTTCCTGAAAAGGAATGGTCCGAGATGTATGTGCTTGATGACTTCACCGCGATGAATGGAGCACCAGGTGTTAAATTCATTGATAAAATCAACAGGAACACGAGTATGGGTAACCCGTACAAGAAATCCAAGAAACATTTCTTGGAGCCTGTAGAGGGACGCGACGAAGTCGTGGATGCGCAAATGTACAATGAAGATGTACAAAAGCGCATTGATGAGATGCTTGGTTTATACCTTGAAGGTCGCCGTGTGATGCCAGTATATTGTGGACATGAGAAAGATGAGGCCATGAAGGAGAAGAAAGTGAAAGCGATGCAGAATCGCATTTTCACCGGAGCTCCTGGCGATGCCGCACATCTCACTAGAAAGTACCTATTAACATTGGTCAGGGTCATGCAACGCAACAAGTTTGTGTTTGAATGTGGTCCTGGTACCAATCCACTCTCTACTGAGTGGCAGGACATTCGTGATCACATCTGTAAGTTTGGAGAGGATCGTCTCATCGCTGGTGACTATGGTAAGTTTGATAAAACCATGCCACCGGCTTTGATTTTGGCAGCTTTCGACATCCTAAGGTGGATGTGTAAGCGTGCTGGATACTTGCCACAAGATCTGATGGTAGTGCAGGGCATTGCTGAGGATACGGCATTTCCATTGGTTGATTTCAACGGTGATTTAGTGGAGTTTTATGGGTCTAACCCATCTGGACATCCTCTCACTGTGATTATCAATGGTTTGGCGAATTCTTTGTATATGCGTTACTGTTACCATGAACTGAACCCAGCGCATGAAGCGCGAACGTTCCGTGATGTTGTGGGCTTGATTACATACGGTGATGATAACGCTATGGGTGTGCATGAAAGTGCGCCATGGTTTAATCACACTGCTATCCAAGAGCTCCTTGCAAGTGTGGGTGTGCGTTACACCATGGCCGATAAAGAGGCTAAGAGTGTTCCGTATATCCACATCGATGAAGTCTCGTTCCTAAAACGCACATGGCGTTGGGATGAAGATGTCGGTGCTTTTCTTGCTCCGCTCGAGGAAACCTCTATCAGCAAAAGTTTAACGCGTGTTGTTGCATCTCGCACAATTACGCCTGAGGCTCAAGCTGTTGAAGTGTTGAAGAGCGCGCATATGGAGTATTTCAACTATGGTTGGGATATTTTCCACGAGAAAGACCGCATGATTCGTGAAATCATGGATGAGTGCAATCTGTGGCCGCACGCGGCAGTGGACAGATTTCCATCGTGGCAAGAGTACCGCGATGGTTTCTGGCGTAGGTCCGCTTAGGCGGATAGGGGCTAGAGCTATATAGTCCGAACCAAAATATAGCACGTTAGTTTAGTTACTGCATATTTATATATTTACATTTGATATTTGTGTGAGAGTGGAAATTAGCGTTTACCCACCGGGGCGTTCCCCGAAGTCTGTTTTTACAGATGGTGCGGGTTGGTCACCAAATAAATGTACCCAGGTTACATAATGAGTTTAAAATAGCCTGGTTAAATACCAACTCGGAAATACCGAAAATAAAATTAGAGCGATGGAGAACCGCCTTGTAGTTCTCAACCGTCTCATTGCGCAGTTGGAGCGTGATGTTGATTTCATGGACAAATATATTAAAATAGTCCAGGAGGCATCTCACGATTTGCCCCCTTACCAACCACAGAGTCAGGAGGAGGTCATTCAACAAACCACAACGTTCCAGGATAATGATGGGCGTGGACAAGTTATGTCTATGCCAGCATCACACTTGAGCGAGATTCTTGATGATTCTGTGACACAAGCGACATTGAAGGATTTCTTAGCACGTCCTGTGCGAATTGCCAGTGGTTCTTGGAGTGAATCCTCAACGACTGGTACGAATATCTTTTCGATTAACCCATGGAACTTGTTCTTTGCAAATTCACGCATTGTTAATAAGTTGCACAATTTTGGTTTTATACGATGTAATTTGCATGTGAAGGTTGTGATCAATGCATCACCATTTTATTATGGAAGATCATTGGTTCATTACCGACCGCTTACTTCGTTTAAAACTCAGGTACCAGAAGTTACCAACAATATAGAGTTGGTCCCGTATTCTCAGCGGCCATCTATTTGGATCCGTCCTGAAGATAATACGGGAGGTGAATTGAAACTTCCTTTTTTCTGGTATAAGAATTGGGTAAATGTGCAATCAGCAGCTGAGTTTACACAATTAGGTCAGCTACGCATGACAGTATACACTCCCCTGCAATCTGCAAATGCAGTGGTGGGAACAGGAGTGTCTTACCAGGTTTATGCATGGGCTGAAGATGTGGTGCTCTCTGGTGCTACACTTTCGTTGGCTATGCAGTCACAAGACGAGTATGTATCAGGACCCATTTCTGGGCCTGCAACTGCCTTGTCGCGTATTGCTGCATCGTTTACACCTACATTCGGTAAGTTTGCTACAGCCACGAGTTTGGCTTTGAAGACTACAGCAGATATAGCTCGAATGTTTGGGTTCACGAATGTTCCTGTTATTGAACCAACTCAGCCTGTGCGCATCTCGCAGTTTGCAAATTTTGCCAGTACAGAAACTGGGTATCCTTTGGAGAAGCTGACGATAGATGCGAAGAATGAGTTGACTGTGTCACCAGATGTGCTTGGTTTGCCAGATGAGGACCAGCTGGTTGTGAAGAATTTGGTTACAAGGTCGTCGTATTTGACTAAGACCACGTGGCGAACTTCGGATGCTACCAATACCAATCTCTTCTACGCCAATGTTCACCCACGTGCTATGGTAACTGCTCTGATTGATGGTACTACGCGTGCCATTCATACAACACCTATGGGTCATGTAGCACATGGTTTCCGCGCATGGCGTGGCGATATAGTGTATGAGTTTGATGTTGTGGCTTCACAATACCATAAGGGTAAATTGCAATTAGCGTTTGATCCCCAGGGTGATGCGACCAATAATGTAGTTGCAGTTGGTGATACTGCCACTGGAGCATACACAGTCATCATGGATTTGTCGAAAGAACGCACAGTTTCAATGCGTATTCCATATCAACAGGCGTTTGGATGGTTGAGCACAGACAATAGTAATGAGGTTATTGATGTGTTTAGCACATCAACCTCTCCGACGTTTGTGTATGATCCAACGCGTTATAATGGAGCAATTTCGGTCAAGGTACTGAATGCCCTAACTGCACCTGTTGATCCATCTAATGTGGAAATTTTGGTGCGTATACGCGGTGGTGAAAATTTGGAGTTTGCTAACCCTGATGGCTTCCGAAGTACCCTTTCTTACTTTAGACCACAGTCTGAAGATGAAGTGGTAGAAGTTGCTGGATCGAACGAACCATCCTTGGATGTGAAGCGTGGTCTCATGAATTATGGTGAAGTTGTGCGTTCGCTGCGCCCATTGTTTAGGCGAACTACGTACTCTACACCAGTCGTTTTTAATGTGACCGGATCGAGTGGTTATACGGAAGCTGATTTTAAGCATTTCAAGATTCCACCATATCCAGGGTTTGATGTTAATGGATTATACACTGTGAAGGGTGTTATCTCTCCCCTTAGCACTTTCAATTACAACTGGGGTGCAATGGGTCATATGCAGTGGATGTTGCCATGTTATGTTGGATACCGAGGTTCTACCTTTTGGTACTACAATGTTCATGGACAAACAACTAATCCGAACAACTTGTTTGTAACGCGTACACCGAGCAATACCACACCTGTATCTATTTCAGCTGTCAGTTCACTTGGTACATCAATTAGTGCACGCGCAATGACCCAGATGAAAACTGGTTCGAGTGCAGGATATAGCTTATCCAACCCGCGGATTAGTGCGGGCTCTGGTGTGGCTGTTCCTATGCAAACACCGTATTTGCTTCATTCCACAGATCCTGGTAACTCAACAGAGGGAAATACCCAGACTAAGGATGACGCTTATAGAGACTGTGTGACAACATCTGTTGCTGATGCAGCAGCACTTGTTTCCACTACAGGATCTACTTCAGCGCTATCTCTGGATACGTACACTGGTGCTGGTACAGATTTTAATGTATATTTCTTTTTGAATGTACCTACAGTGTATTATAATTCAGCAATCCCAGTTCCCATTTAATCACGTGGAACACGTGGACCCTCACGGACAGGGTCTTTAAAGATAATGTGCGACGAGAGAACTACTCGTGATCAAACCGGACTAAACCGTTAAAAAGAAATGGATCGGCACAGCCGTATTCAGCCCTCCCAAGGCAAAGGAACACCACATTGTGGTTTGATATAGATATCATAAGAGAACGTTCCCTGGAGGGTGTAAACTGTTAAGGAATTGACGCCTTACAACCGATAGTAAAATACTATGAACCGATTATTCGGTCATTCTTCTATGAGAGATTTTTGTTCGGTCGGGCGTCAGCCCGAGCGACTATTTTTGCTCAAACAGGAAGTTGTGATTTTATCTAAAGGTTAAGCAGTAGCTGTAAC